TGTGGCTCATTCTTGAAATCATCAATGGTCTTTTTCTGATTTTGCTGCCAGTGTCGACCATCATCGCCGCCGCTGTCGCAGATGTGAGTGCCGGTTGATTCGGTCATCATGTCAAAAATTACTTGCTCGAGTGTCATATCAATCTCCTTACATATTCACAAATTGCCAATTCAGCACTAACTGAATATGGCGGTATTCATCGCAGCACCTATCATCGGCCGTCGCCTTACCAAATCTTTCGGCGATCTCTACCGCATTCTGAATGCTTTCTGGCGTCGGATCTCCGCCAATTTGAATGGTCATGCGTTCGACGTTTCGACAGTCGGGGATGCCATGCTTACATTCGCCTAGATCGCCCTCGAATATCCGCAGTTCGATCGCATTATCAATTGGCGAGCATGAACCCTTGCTGTGGCTTAGTTCGCTAGCGTTCAAACGCGATTCGATCATTCGGATGTAATCGTGCGCCCATATCAAAGCCTGCTCATTTTTGCTTAGGCTTTTATCAGCGGCCGCTTTTTTTTGGGCCGCTTCGACTTGCTCTTTAAGTATGTTCATTTGACCCCCTATAAAGAAAGAATGGCAACGGTTAACACATAAAACGAAACGAAACCGAAACCGAGACCAAAAAAGAATTTGGCCAATGCTTTTCGTTCGTTGTCTCTTTCGATCTCGGCTAATTGCTTGAGATCGTCATCGCTAAAGCGCAATTGAATCACGCGCGCTTGATCCGTTACCCGATGCGATTGGTCGCGCATATTGATCACTTCGCCCATTACGGCCCCCTATCGGTAAATTTCTTGCGCTGCTAAATGCGACAAAACAAAACCCCCAAATCCCACCGACGCGAAAACAATCGCAGTCGCTTGGCAAATGAACGCATCCAATCCGCTCAAATTGTTTAATGGTGCAATCAACGTTGCCGCAGCGCTACACATTGCAAGCATGGCAACCATTCCGAATGTTTGCAGTAATGTTTTTTTAATGATCACTTTTCGCTTTGAGATCTTTTCGATTCTTATTTCCACTTTTCTTGCTCCTCTATTTCTGCCTCATTGGCATTGATTCCCATTGTCATCTTTTTTATTGACGTGTCCAATGAAAGATTTTCATAGTCGCATATAACCAAATGGACTAACGGATAGGGTTTTTGTAACCGAATCGATTAGTGATCGTCCGAACCCAAGTGAAAGCTAGGGGATAGCCGTGGGATAGCCGAATAGAGCCGTGGGATAGCCGTTGAAAGCCGTGGGATAGCCGAACGAAGCTAGGGGATAGCCTAACCTTGTCGGCGTCTTCGCGCGCCGATAACTGCTCGCTTGTAGCCACGAGCGAAGTGAATTGGGAATCTTCGCATACGACGCATGGCAAGATCCTGAACGGGGAAAAGTTTTTGCTGCTCTCTGCTCTCTTTACCGAGGGCGATAACCATTTGTATCTTCTTGTTCTTACCCCTGCCGAGACGCTTCCACAATCCTCGGTAGTTCTCAGTCTCAGGCTTCCCTTTTGGGATACCGTAGAAGTATTTCTTCTTATTGTTTCGCAGCGTTTGAAACTTACCCTTGGTAAGGTTACCTTTCTGGTTTAGGGCCACCCTTCCTGGGATGGCCTGCATCAGCTTCTTTCTCTTGGGAGTAGGCGGTATCACTTTCCCACCGAACACAATGTTCCTGAGATAGTATCGATCTGCGTAGGCTTTCTTGTGCTGCAAGCTAAGGTGCAGATCCCCGTAAAGGTTACGCTTGTTCTTTACCTTTCTAACCCTGAAGCCGCTCTTAGTGAACTTCTCCGCTCCACCCTCGAGGTATTGATCAACCTTGTTCTTTAGGTGTTGATTGGTTTGGAACAACCAAGAATTCATCGCCAACTGCAATGCATACGGGATTTGCTTGTGGCTATCGAGCGTATTTAGGACTTTAGCGATATCACCTTTTCGTACATCAATCGTCAGCATTAGTAATCTCGCAGATATCTTCTACAATCGATTTCTTGATTAGATCTTGGTATCCCAATTGAGCGAGCAAATGGCTCTCGTCGTAGGATTTCTCACCCTCCTGCACCAGCTTCCATTCCACGTAGTCGCCAGTATCGACTTCTACTAAGCCTTCAATGAACGTGATTTCCTTCCGCTCCGCCATCTTCCATAATTCGTGGAGCGCTTCCGCTAACCGATTGGGGTGCAGCTTGGTTACGTTGGTCATATACCCACCAAAGCTCTATGGACTTCTTCCCTGTCCAATACAAGACAAATAATAACGGAAGCGAAGCAAGCAGCAAAACGCTAAATATCACAAAGCTCAAACAAGATACGATCAAGTATGTTTTGTTCATTCTTGCACCATGTCCACAAACCAATCACATTGTGTGCAGCAGATCTGTGGAGCAATCTGATCTTCAATCAGTTCACCTTCGCAGACCGGACACATAACCTCGTCTGTGAACATCCGGTCCCAGAGCATATTCACGTTGTCAGGATAGTTACTGGGCATAATCTGCTCCGTCGCTAAGCCCATGGTTCAAAGCGTCGATAATACCTTTTGCACTAATGTCGAACTCTAGCACATCAGCTTTATAATCAACGATGTCTTTCCACTCTTGACATCGCAACCCACACTTCAGCTTAATTTGTTGTTGTACTGTGTGCGCCGTTCTTGCGTAGACAGCTCGCTCCAACTGTTCTCCTGGACGATGATAGATTCCCCTTACTACTCGCATTGCTCCTCCTCATGACGCTGCTAACAGCTTTACTCGCTCCTTGGCCAACCGATACCGCTTCAAATCGTTATAGGTTATTCGGCTTCCTTTTTTCTTCTCTTGCTCGAAGATGTCAATAAAATATATGTCTTCTTCCGCTTTCTCAAGCACCGAACGAGGTATCTGACTTTTCTGAGGATCGCGGAAAAGAAAACTAGGGGATAGCCGTAAGGCTTTCATCACTTCAACCCCGTTCGCTTGACAGCCAAAACAATGCATCAAAACCCTGTCTGGGCCTTCCGTTATGCTGAGGCTTGGATTCTTGTCTGGATGCGCTGGACAGATTGCCCAAATCTTCCCTGATTTTTTCGTAACTCCTTTTAGATGCGGCAGTATGTCAGCTAACACTTTTAACCCTTTTTATCTGTAGATGCGTTATATGATTCTTCACATCATCCGAGATGTGAATTGTTGGTTGCGGTTTTATAGCGTTAGGCCACACGCCAAACTTGGATCGATAACTATGGGATACCCATCCAGATTTGTAACCTTTCTTCTTAGCGTAAAACTCGAGTTCGCCCAACCACCTTGATTTGTCTTCCTTAGTGAAGTCTTTGTTGTTCTTCTTCAGCTCCTTGAGGATCTGATCATCTGACTTCAGGACTTGCTTCTGTGGTCTTTCGTAACCGCAGACACACTTTACAACAAAATGTTGAAAACATTGTGGACATACGGACAACTCAGGCTCTTTCTTGTCCTTGACTAAATCTCTTTCGTTATAGCTCTTTTCTTGCGTATCTAAAGATTCAGGGACAATCGACTCGGGAAAACCGTGGGTCATGACATTACCAGCATGATCCAGGTAAATCGCATTGGTCTTGTTTGGATGGAGTCTCATGATCCGGCCTGCTCGCTGGATGTAACTGATCAAGCTCTTCGTAGGCTTGAGATCGATGAGCGTCTCGACCTTTGGCGCGTCATACCCAGTGTTCAGAAGTTGAGAACAGCTCAATATCTGAAAGTCGCCCTCATCATGACTCTCGTAAATTATTCTCCTTTCTTCATCGTCCATGTAGCCGTCGATGTGTTCTGCCGATATTCCCGCTTCCCGAAACATCGCCACCAGCTTCTTCGACGTTTTGATGGATGGACTGAACGCAATCGTCTGACCTTTCCCATACCTCTTGAAGTTTTCAATAATATCTCCCACTAGCTTGGTGTCTTCTTCTGTTGCTTTTGCCAGAGACATTGGATCATAGTCCGATCCACCCGTGGGAAGTCTTTTTGTTTTTATACCTTTTAAGTTGACATGCGTACCCCCGTAATACTTAACGGGACATAAATACTCTTTGTCTAAAAGTTGTTCTGTCGTAATCGGGACTACTAAATCCTGGTAATGCTTACCGAGTCCCTTCGTGTATGGGGTTGCACTGAGACCGACAAAGATAACGTTGGAGTTCTTGTGCATTAGCTCTGTGATGTGCTGGTAGTGAGTGTGACACTCATCGATGATCGCCACATGGAATATGGGCTGATACTTTCTCCTAGCTAGAGTTTGTATCGACGCTATTTGGATGTCTGCATTGGGATCTGTTCGCCAATGATCACCCTGCATAACACCTACTCTAATCTTTGCTCTGTCGAACTCCTCGAGGGCCTGCTGAACTAATTTGATCCTGTCGCAAATGAAGATACCTTTCTTCCCGTTCCTAGCAGTATTTTTCAGGATCTCCATAGCCACTCTGGTCTTACCAAAACTACATGGCGCAGCCAAGACTATACGCTTGTTGCCTTTCCTAATTGATTGTCGTAGTTGTTGTATTGCTTGCTCTTGATGTGGTCTTAGAATCGCCACGGTCTTAGTTCCTCCTGTCCTAGCACCCAAGACTTCCCCAAGTTGTGGATGTTGTCGATATTCTTTGTTTTGAACAGCTCTTCACACGTACACCATCCTTTGATTTCATAATCTGGATGGCTGGCTATCACTAGGATATAGATATCCGCTGTCTTTCCCTGGTAATCAGGGACAAGCAGCTTACCCGTTTTATAATGCGTTGACTTTACGTTTATCGTCTTGTCTTTGTATTTGATGTCAGTCATCGAATACTTTTCTGACAGATCAGGATAAACGTTGAGAGTCCGACACACCGCGAGCTCCGCCGCAAATCCTTGCGTCTTCAACTCTATCTGTGAACGTTTTCGATCACGCTTGACAGATTTAAATCCTTGCGATTCTGCGTAGTCGTTCTTAGCCTTCGCTAATGCTTTGGCTAGTCGATATTCCGTGTCAGTCAGTGTGACTATCATTGCTTCCCCTTATTTTTGAGACAGCTCGGCTTTTTCCCTTTTGCAAGACACAGGCATATTACTCGTTAGATAACTTAGCCTTGGTGTGTCTACATCCGAAGATGCGGTACTCATTTGCTTTCGCATTCCAACGTTGGCCGCAACACCAACATTACCCACTCGGGTCTTCTGCATTTTTGGGACGTGAATCAGGACAAGCCGTCAGTCCTACAACGTGTTCACGGGTTAGCGCTATCTGCAATGCTGGCACGCTTCTGCCAGACGCATGATCGGCTGGTACTCGAAATAAACCAGTTGAAGGCTGTTTTCAGAGGAGGGTATAATAGACACCGTGTCGGTTTGTGCACGGTTGTGTTTCATACCTTTCCCAAATCGGCCTTCAGGGACTGCCAATCCCGCCGACACATTCAAATATACTCTAGTCCATCTCGTGAATCAACCGATCCAAATACCAGCGAGCTTTCTCAAGATCTTGCTTGGGATTATTTTTGTATTTGTGTCGATGGATGTACTTTAAAACGTTCCCTTCGAGATAGGCTTTGACGTGTTCTCCTAACTGCTGAGATATGTAGTCTATAGCCTCTATGCCGCCGTTGTTGTAATGAGCCGGCTTGTTTACGGAATCCCAATGCTCAGGCTTCGCGTGATCTATGCTTGTTGAGGATTCCCCAGACACACCCCCTAGACCATGGCTTGCCATTCCTTTTAGGTAATTCTTTTTCGTTGAGTTCTCTGGCGATTTCCCCATTGTTTAAACCTTCCTCATCCCTTTTAAATATCAACTTCAGAATCTCTTGTTCTTGTTTGTTAACAACCTTTTTTCCAGACATGTACGTAAAACCATACGGTGGCACGCCAATGTAATAACCTTTATCCTGGAGCTTCTGTAAACCCTTCTTTACTAGAGCAGACGAGTCTACGAATTTTCGGTTGTGGACTTTCCCGTGACATGAAGCGCAAAGGTTAACCGTAGTCGTACCTCCTAAAGATTTTGGCACAACATGGTGGGCATGGACTGCACGCTTACCGCAATCAAAGCAGCTTAGATCTGATCTTCCTAATCGTGGCATTGTAGCTCTGGATCATTTCCCTATAATCCGCCGCATACAATTTAATAGGTTTGTTGGCCGTTTCCAACATCTCGTCAACCTTGCGTTTGCCGTATTTTTCGATCATGAACATCGTGTAATTGTGAGCTGCAATCCCGTGCTTCATTCCGTAAAGGTTACATCCAGGACATTGGACGTGAACATTCTCGTCTGTGAAAGCATAAAAACTGGATTTGCCTTTAGGGATAAAGTGACCACCTTGCATCTTAGTGTAGTGATCGACTTTGCCGCAGGTAACGCATCGGCAGTAACCAGCATCGTTTGATGACTCTAACCTTCTCTTGAGTTGGAATAGTCGTAGGGCTTTAGCCCGTAGCGTTTCGGGCACGGAAAAACTCCGAATTCTTTGGATTAGTCAGCGTTACACCGTGGTCCAAACCCCAGTGAAAGACTTGCTCCATGAATTGATGCATTTCCCCTTTAGTCAAAGAACTTGTAGATCTGAGTTGATGTTTGATCTCAGTAGATCCCACCATAATATCCTCAGTTCCTAAAAACTCATTCTTCATCAATAACTTTACTTTGTCTGGCGTGATGTCAATCTTGCTCGAGAAATGATCTGCCATTTCGCCACACCACATGTGAAACAAAGAATTCTGCGAAAGACTTCTAGTCGCTGAGTATGGCTCTAGCTTCCAAGCAATAGGCCGAGAGTAATCCCAATCCTCTAATGACCTCCTGAAGAACTTGAGCACGTCATCGATATCTTTCCGATTACGTATCATCCAAAACACGCCGTTCATCTCCGCTTTACCTCATCTATCAAATCTTCAATGAACCACTTGATCTCGTAATAAACTGTTCGCATAAATCTAATCACGCGATCTTTCCAAGAAATCATATACCTCAACATCGAGGCCATTACATACTTTAACCACCAACGAAAGTTTAGCATCCTTCCTACTCCGCCAATGACTTACTTGCTGTCTGTGTACGTTGAGCCTACGAGCTAGCTCCGAAGAGCTAACCCGTTGCTCAAGTTGTACCTCCTTTAAACCTTTGCCGAAATCAAAACGGTAGGTCATCACCATCTTCCTTCTTGAACACATCCGAAATCTTACCCGTCATGATAGGTTGATTGCCGGCTGCGTCTTCCCGTCGCCAAAGTGCGATGTCTAAGGTTTCTCCTTCTTTGATGTCTCGATGCGCCACTAGCTTTCCTGTAACTACTGGCTGAGTTTCACCTTGCCGATCATTTTTCCAAAGGCTTACCTTGCCCCGATTATCATATTCCATTTCTATGCTCCTATTAGCTGGAAGTTAGTTTCTAAGTCTTCAAGTAGTTTGTCTATCGCCGCTTGAAGACCAGCGATATACCCATCGTCCCTTGGGACTTTCATGATTAGATTTGGTAAATCAGGATGGAAACTCATGAACCAATATTCTGGCAAATCCATGATCCACATGGTTCCTTGAACTTGCGCGTAATACTCAGGCGGCATCACACCCTTGTTATGGTAATCAATCAGATACTTTACGTGAGTAGTATGCATCGGGCATTTAATTTCTAAGCCAGTCCCGTTCACGAGCCGATCAGGGCTGCAACCGATCTCTTCCTTGTCATCGGTCACGAAGCCAACTTCTCGGCAGGATAAATCTGTCTGGAAACTAAATACTTCAGCGGCTAATGGTTCTAAGTCGCGCCCACGTTTCATGTGAAACGTATCAAACGTCTCGAAGCGTTTCTTTGCTAGTCTTTCAGCTAAGAGCTCGTGCATGTACTTATCTGAGCTAGATGATGGTTTACCAGTCGGTGTTACGCAATCCTTGAACCTCGATGCTGACGGCTTGCCAAGCCTTACCTTGAACCACTCCTTAGTCCCTTGCTCGACATCATGAATCACCATGATGTTATCCTCAACAAAAGTAGATGACGATGGCTGCCAACTTCAGGCGCACAATCACCTCTTGCTTTGGGCTCATAACCTTCCCCATCATGACCGTCATGCGCTGTATTGCCTGCATCCATGTAGCGCACAAAATCACTGCTATTCAGGAACATTCCCCAATCTTTGAAATATCTTCTCATGCCGCCATCCTTTTAATTTTCCGGATACGCTTGCCTTGATACCTCTTTGGTATGAAGTCACCAGACTCTATGAAGAAACCCCAATCCAAGAATCTCTTTCTCATTTCTTCCCCTTTTTTCTAGCGAGTTTGGCAGCTATCCTCCTTTCCTTTCTATTGGTCGGATCGACTACATCATCGCCTCCACCAATAGAGTTTATGACCTTGAGGTCTTTTAACTTTGGCTTCACTTTACGCCTAAATTGCTGCTTCATACCTTCCCCTTCTTTTGCTTTACTTGTTTAGCGAACTGCTCATCACTCAGCCCACTTATCTGAGACTTACTACCTAAGATATCGTCTAGGTCATCTACTTTCTCTTCTACCTGCTCCGTAAGAGGTTGAGCATCATCGTCCTGCTCAGCATTGATACACCACATTGCTTGAGCTTGATATCTACGAATGTAAGTAGAGATGATGCCGATCTCTTGAGGAACGTTCTTCACATTATCGGATAACGGAACCATGGCAGAGCATTTAATCCATTGCCCAGAACTATGGGATACCTGTGATTGAACGGTGACACGATCATCAATCATGTCTACAGACTGAACGAAACTCAGACCATGAGCAGCAGCGACTGGCCTAATAGTGTTTAGGACAGCCGTAAGATCCGCGTACTCATTCTTGTAATAAGTGTTCTTGGTGTTTTTAGCTGGATTCTTGATCTCAGCCTGGGCCTTGGCTATCGCACCGAATAGCTCATTGACCTGCTCGGACTGTTGCATTTACTTGCTCCTGTTAACAAATCGAATGACATTGTAACAGAACCAGTTAACACTGCAACCGTGGGATATGTTATATTGCGCGGACTTGCTCTAAAGCCCCTTCAGTTCCTTCCCCTTGCTGTTGGGGCTTTTCTTTTAGTAACACCAGATAACAGGCGTAGTAGTTCTGATATCTACGTGAACGAATCCCTTCGCTACACCGATCCCAGAAAATCCTAGCTTAATTGCATTATCAACAATAATGAACCGCTGAGCGCCACCGTTAACAGCGATATCAGCAGCAATGCCTTGAGCATGTTGTCCTGGTTTGCTTTTCGCCATTTCGATACTGTGTCGTGGACTGCGATAACCGCTTGTAATACGAAACGCAAAACCACACGCACCACGGAGAGCATCCAGGCACGTAACAAACTCTTCCTTGATTTCATTTTCACCTGTCTCTTGGCAAGCAAACTCTTCAATTGTGAAATACTTAAAACTCATTTCCGATGTACATCCTTACTCTTTTCGTAGCTTCTCATCGCGCCAAGTCCTAACATGCCCATCAATACCGGCATCATAGTTTCCAGGGGTACGAGTGGGATAACTATATCAATCTTGAACAGCGCAAGCACAAAGTTTGCGAACGGGATAGTGATGAAGTTCCCAAACATTCCCAGCCCGCAGGTCCAACCGATAAAAGGACGCCATCCACTGACGAATAAGCTATGATGCGCTGCCTCTACTTTGTTTACTTCTAGCTGCGCCTTTGCCAATTCCTGCGCGTGGTTGTCGGCCATGGTCGCCAAGTCATGAGCGAGCCTAGCCTTCTGGTCTTTGTCCTCGATGAACTTATCGAGCAGACCCGTTACGGGCCCGATTAGCTTATCGATCACTTATCCTTAGCCCTGCCGACGTTTAACGCCATGAGATCTACAATCTTATATAACTTGGCCACCCACTGATCATCTTTGGGCGTTGGGGTCAGTGCTGCTATAGCTGATGCTAAGGCTACCGCCGACGTTAATAAATTAATGATGCCTAAAATTTCCATAAATACTCCTTACCTAAATATTTCAACCCACAAATACAAGCCACCAATTAGAAAGGTAACGCACGAAGCTCCAATCGTAACGTAGAGGCTAATTTCTTTTATCAGCTTTTGCCGCTGCCTTCGTTTAATCTTTAGTCGGTTGACCTCTTTTTCATGCGCCACCTTAGAGTCTTCAATCCGTTGCATGATTTCTTTGTATTGTGCAGCGCCTCCTTGCTGCATCAAAAGACTATCTTTCAAGGCCCGATGAAAGTTAGTTGCTTGTTGCTTGGCTATTTGCAGGTCCATACTGTCTTTGACAGACAACACACCCGCTTTCTTTGATTCTACGTCCCTGATCTTTTGATCAAGGTCTGAATATCTGGTGACAAGACTGCTGATCTGCCCAGCGTTAGCGCCAGCTTCTTTTACAGTCGCAAGACCATCATTAAGAGCCTTTAAGCCCTTTAGCACCGCCGCAATGGTCGCGGCTTCGCCAACACCAAAACCAAACATCAGTCATCCCTTTTTCTCACCATACTTTGAACCGTTTCCGATTCCCATATGCGAATGGACAACCAAATGATCGTTAGTGCTGACGCAAGAGGCGGAAGCCAACCTGCCATCGTAGCCACTGTGCCGCTAACCGCTAGGCCATCGACAACAGTCTTAGCTTCCTCATTCATCGCTTACCTCAATGCGGTGAATCGCCCAAGTCTTCGACTATGGGATCTTCTCCTGCTATAGATGGCTCTTCTTGCGGATCATCAGATTGTTGCATCTGCTGTAACTGCATGTTGAGCAAGTTAATTTGTGTCTCCAGTTCTGCAATGCGAACCGCTTGACTAGCATTTTGCTTAGCCAAGGAATCAACCTTAGATAGATTGATGTATTGCTCGCGCGTCATTTCTTGTTTCTGTTCTTCCATACATGCTCCTTA